GGATTCTTCTAATGAATCTTAAGAACATTAAGACACTGTTATCCTTTGACGATGTCCTCCTCGCCCCCCAATATAGCGATATTGTATCCCGAAAGGAAGTTGATCTCTCCTCGGAACTATCTCCTGGCATCACTCTCCGTGTCCCCATTATCGCAAGCCCAATGGATACCATTTGCGAATCCGGGATGGCATCCAAAATGGCAGACTTCGGCGGCATCGGCGTCATTCACCGCTATAACACAGTTGAAACCCAATCCGCTATGGTTGCTAAAGTTCGCTCCGAAAGCAGTGAACAGCGCCCCGTTGGAGCCGCCGTCGCCACAACTGGAGACTATCTTATAAGAGCAAAAGCGCTCATTGACGCTGGAGCTTCCGTTCTGTGCGTCGATGTCGCCCATGGTGATCACTGCCTAATGCGAGCGGCGCTCATGAATCTTAAAGAAAAATATGGACATAAATGCCACATCATGGCTGGAAACGTTGCAACATATGAAGCCGCCCGAAGGCTATCTTCTTGGGGCGCCGACAGCATCCGTGTTGGAATCGGTGGAGGCTCCATATGTTCAACAAGAATTCAAACGGGCCATGGCATACCAACCTTTGCGTCCATCGTTGAATGCGCAAAGGTGAAGGACAGTTTCCCTAATGTAAAAATTATCGCTGATGGAGGGATTAAAAATTCCGGTGACATGGTTAAAGCATATGCTGCCGGGGCTGACTTTGTTATGGTTGGCTCCCTTCTTGCCGGAACAAGACAGACTCCTGGAGAAGTTGTCTATAAAGATGGCGAGAGATTCAAGACATATCGCGGAATGGCGTCTAGCGCTGCGCAGATGGACTGGCGAGGGAAGGTGTCTTCCCTTGAAGGGATATCCACGGTGGTTCCTTTAAAGGGGGACGTTAACGATATTCTTGATTCCCTGGAAAGGGGAATTCGCTCTGGGCTATCATATTCTGGTGCGCGAACATTTAAAGATCTTCAAGAAGATGTCATCTTTGTTCGTCAGACATCCGGCGGCGCCGCAGAGAGCAGCACTCACATCTTGCGGAGAAATTAATTAATGGCAAAAAGGCAAAAGTGGGATGAGCCCGCAGAAAAGATATCTGTTAACTTGCCTCAATCAAACAAAGTTGATTTAAAGGTTCGCCTTCATCATGATGGCTTAACGCAAGCCAAGTTTTTAAGAGGCGTTGTTCGAGCCTATTTAGAAGAGGACGAAGACTTTATGCATTGGTTCAATATTTGGAAGCTTCGACATAGCAAAATGAAATCGCCCAAGCGCCATGTTAAATCGGCAAGGTATAAAGATAAGGGGGAGCAGCTATCCTCTCAATTTGGAATTAAAGAAGGGGAAATTGAAGACATTTTTGATATTCTCGAAAAGGAGCACCCGGAATTATGATTGAATGTGCGCAAAGGTGCTGCGACTTAAACGTCGCATGTCCCATAAAAGAATGCCGACAATGGATAGACTATAAGGACGACTTAAACTGTGTTCAGATCGCCGTTAAGAAGAATGGTGCCATGAAACTAAAAGAAATCGGAGAAAGATTGCAGCTTACGCCCGCCAGAGTTCAGCAAATTGAAAAAGGTATTTTGGCAAAGTTAAAGAAACTTCTTTAAGCTTCAAGTTTTTTACTCTTTTTGTGTTCTTGTGTGCTAATTATATATGATTATTGTTGCATAATAATAACATTTTAGGAGATTATTGATTATGAGTAAAAATAAAAACAATCTATTGTCCGAAGCACAAATTCGCAGGATGATGGGATTGGCAGGGATCCAAAGCATTTCTGAGCGCCACTCTTCCGATTTGGGTGCTGGTGGAATGTATGGAGATCGCGATGAGGACGAAGTTGATGTCGAGCCCGGTGCTATGGGCGACATGGAAGGCGAGTTGGGCGGAGACTATGATGAGCCCGCACCCGAAGGCGAGCTTGATGCAGTCGGGCCGGAAGGAGAAGGTGAGGGCGTTGCAGCTTCTCTCCCTCCCGAAGAGAAAGAAGATTTAGCTGCTGCCGTCGTGCAAGCAGTCGCGCAAGAGCTTGAAGCCGCGCTAGCTTTGGCTGAACCTATTGAGGTTTCTGTTGACTCCGGGCCCGCAGGAGAAGAGCCCCCGATGGGTGGTGAGGAGCTTGAAGGACTTCCTCCGATGGAGGACGAATTGCCCGGCGAAGAGGAAGAAGAACTTGAACTATCCCTTCAAGAAGACGTTTCCAAAGCAGGCAACATGGGACGCAAAGACGTTGCCAACAAGGCAACTGGTCGCTGGCTCAAGGAAGATGACGCCGCTGGCGAAGAACTCGAAGAAAGCGCAGACGAAGAGCTTAAGGAAGGCGACGATGAAGAACTCGCCGAAGTGGTTGACGATGAAGCAATCGTTAATGAAGTTATGCGTCGAGTCGTTGCAAGGCTATCCAAAGGATAGAATAGAATTAATCTCCTAATTATTATTAAAAGCCCTGGCAACCCCAGGGCTTTTATGTTATATTATAGATAAGAGAAAAGAAACATCATGGAATCGGCATTAGCATTTGTTTTCGGTTTTGCGTTTTGTCGCATTCTGCATAATCTTTATTTAATTGGTGGCGTCACCGTGTTTATGCGCAATACAGCAGAGAACGCCCTTAAGCTTCTCGGCGCTGCTGCTGAAGATATGGCGTTTATGAAGCAGTTAAAATACCAAACTGTTGAAAATTATGGCGATAAGGAACAATTGAAAGTAATTAAGAATACAGACGATTATGTTTTCAATGCCTGGAAACGCAAAACGATCGAAGATTATAAACGGCATTTCCCTGCCCCCTATAATCGTCGCCTCACATTTGACACATGGGAAGAGGCGATGCAACAGTTGGATGAGATATATAAATCTGAAATGACAAGCCCAAATGCAAAAAAGTGATCTTAAAAAACTAATCCGGCGCGTTAAGCTGCAAGAGCAGCTTCAGCGTGGCGTTAGGCAGCTTAAGCACCCCTTTAAGGCAGTCTTTATCCTTGGGCCGGCAGGATCGGGTAAAACACATCTTAAGGATTCTGTTTTGAAGCTTCCCGAAGACTTTGTCGGTATTAACACAGACGATCTTGTTGAAGAGGTATTCCCTCGTTTTCAGTTGTCGCTTAACTTTGAAGAGGGCGACTTGGTTGTTAAGCAAGAACTAAGAACCCTTTTGCAACAAGCCACATCTAATATGGCAAAAAGAAATGTTAATAAATGCAAGCCGTTGCTATTTGACACAACAGGTGAGAAAGTCGGCAAGATACGCAAAATTGTCCGAGCGCTTGTTAATATTGGCTATGATGTTGCAATTTTTCAAGTCAATGTGCCTCCGGACTTTTCGGTTGCAACCGATCAGAAGAGAGGGGAGAAAGGAGGCAGAACCGTCGGCAGAGAGACGACAAGACGAATCGCAAATAACTATCAGCTTAACGTGGTGCGAGATGCGGCGTATCTTCAATTGGGTAAAGAACGCGGCGTCACACTTCTGGCAGACTCTGTTTATCCGAACATATTCGATTTAGAAACAGGGGGAATGCGCCCCGGATTCGACGATAGTATGCTGCAAGATGACAAGCTTGAGCTAAGAGATCCCATGGGCGACAGGAATTCCCGATATATGCGCAACCCTTTTAAGGGCGCGTCATGGCAAGAAGCAAAGCAATTGTTGGAAACTGCGCAAACAAATTTAGCAGAATGGCTATCGGATCCGCAGCCTAACAATCCAACAGGACAGGAGCTTTACAAAGCAATTGCGACAATTCAAGATCAAGGAGTTGGGACTTTGGGAGACGAAATTACTGATATTCCCCAATATGCAGCATTGGCAATAAAGAACGATGCAGAACTTCCCCCCGTAATTCAGCGAGCGCTATATTTGGCTGTCGATGTAAAGGCGAAGATGCAAAAGACGGTGCCGGCAACTAAAAGTCCTCATTATGATCCCAAATATTTGCCACTTAAAGTTCGATATAAGGGCCCGGAGCACGGCAGGAAAGGTGCGCCGACGGGAAGAGAAATAGTAAAACGTAAGCCGATATCTGAAGATATCAATTATTTAAAAAGACTGATTCATAGGATAGTTAAGAACCCTTAACATAATTAACCGGAGAATAACTCATGAAAGCGTGGGCATGGCGTTACACTATAGACGAAACAAAAGTAAAATATCGTCTTCAAGTTGATCAGATAAAAGGAAAAAGAAAATTGAATAAAGTTTTAAAACTTTTGGATGATTGGAGTATAATTGCTGAAGGGTTCAATCCGCGCACACAGGAATATACTTATATCTTTTCGCGAGCCTTTAGCAGCGCAAGTCTGTGGCGGCTCTGGGCACAAGATTTTCCGATATATCTAACGGAAACCACAACTCACGGAAAAACCCGAGTTAGAAACAAACAATTAATTAAAGAAGGAGCTTTATTGTGATTTTCACACCATCTTTTAGCAAGAGCAAGCCTCAGAAGAAAAAGAAGAAGGACGAAGAAGAGGAGAGCGAAGAAAGCACTCCACAAATATTTGAAAAAGATGACAGCCCGCCGCGTGTTATCGGCATCTGCGGCGAATTAGACGAAGAAAAGTCTGGTGAGTTAATGTATGCCATGATCACATTGGCGGAACACGGCGTCAGTTATAGACTTAAAGATCCTGAAGATGAGGACGCCGGTATTATTGCGACATATGAGCCATTCGAATTCATCATCTCAACATTGGGAGGCAATGCGCAAGAAATGTTCGCACTGCATGATCTCATGAGAGTTATCAGAGACAGGTGTGATATCTGCACAGTTGGTTTGGGAAAAGTCTTTTCTGCTGGAACACTTCTGTTGGCATCGGGCACACCCGGCAAGAGGAAAATTGGAAAGAACTGTCGCGTTATGGTGCACAGCGTCGTTGGCGGCAACCACGGCAATATCCACAGTCTTGAAAATGAGATGGATGAAATCCGAGTCGTTCAAGAGAAATATATTAATGCTATGGTGCAAGAAACAAACATGACAAAAAGACATTTGAAAAAGATTTTAGATAGAAAAGTTAATGCGTATTTCACAGCAGAAGAAGCAGTTGAGCTTGGAATTGCTGACACAATTCTATAATCGGAAGAAAGAATGGCAACTATAAAAGGCCTCCACGCCTTTATGATAAAAGAACAGTTTAGAAAAACATTCGAAGAAAAGGGGTATGCATTTTTTGGGCTTGAGAGCAAAAAGCCATGGAATGTTAATATAATAGGCATCCGAAGTGAAGTGGACATGTTTAACGAATTCGATGATGCTCTTGTTATCATATATCGAGACTCGCGAGCAAATTGGGAGGTGAGAACTTATCCCATCACGACGGATCCTGGAAAGGTGTGGACGCGAAAACCTGCAAGCAGCAAAGGGGTGGCGATTCTTGTTCCCGACCAATATCGAGGAGCCTATAAAATAGATCTCCATCAAGGGAAATATCCAGCGCTATGCCAGCGAGGAAATGTGGTGCAGGTATATCGTGATGCTAATTTAGATGATGAGTATGATCGTGATGCTGGAACAATTGATGAAGGGTGGCATGGTATAAATATTCACCGATCTCGTGAGTCGGGGGAAGCTGAGCTTATAAATTCATATTCGGCAGGATGTCAAGTCTTCAAGAACGCTGTTGACTTTAATGATTTCATGGAGTTGAACAAAAGATCAGAAAAGCTTTATGGCAATTCGTTCACATACACTTTAATTTCAGAAGGCGATCTAATTGGATATTAAAAACTAATTAATATTATGAAAGAACTTGACTCATTAATCGAAAGCTATTTTTCCGAGCCCCTTGAGCCCGCAGGGCTTTTACAGTTGGTTGAGCAGATGATCGGCACCGGAGTCATGCAGCAGCACGTCTCTGAACAAGAAGAGGGAGAGATCCAGAAAGATATAGCAATTGAAGATATCTTGGGCGCCTTGAGCATTGATATCAAGAATTGGGGAACTCGAAACAAAAACTCTGCTGATGATGCGATGGATCGAAAAATCCTTCAAAGCTATGTTCAGGCACTTGGAGCAAAGAGCCAGAACCCAGATGACATCCTGAGGGCACTTGAGGGGAACTTTAATGAGCTATCCCAAGCGCCGCCTGATCAGCGAGAAGGCAGATGCAATTTAGCTAAAGTGGTATCCTCCATCCAACTTCTGAACACTCTTTCCAGAATCCTTAATCAGTTTGAGCCACGTGCTGCTGGGTTTATTAATGAGGCATTCTTGGCTGCTCTATTCCCCGGAGGGACTATTGTTGCAGCAGAGGACTCCGAGGGTATTGAAGATTTTAAAGTGCAAGGGCCCACAGGCGATATCCATTATTCACTTAAAACAAAGGCTGCCGGGAAAGAATTTGATGGCAGCGTAATAGATTTGATTAAGACTGTTTCACAGAGCGACACAAATTCTGTAATTTATTATATTTTCGGCAAAATGAAAGGAGGCAAAGGAATCTCCGCTATCATAGTGCACAAATTTGTTATCGATGAAGGCAATCTCATTGACATTATCGGAGAAGAGAAGTTTGATAAAGCAATCGATCTCCTTCAACAAGACAAGAACAAGGGCGGCGGGAAGTTCTATGTGCCAAAAGGCAAGTATTTTAAAGAAGAAAATCATGTTGCCACCCTAACCATTGATAATGCAAAGCTCGTTCAAGTTGCAAACGAGTACCTTAAGGAGCTAGTTGAGCAACTTATTGAAATTCAACAGCAATTTAAGCAGGTTGTCTATAACATGAATATGTATCTCTCAACCATGAGCAACGTTAAAGCTGAGGGGTTTAAGAGAGAAGCCGATTTATTTAATGGCGCAGTGCAAGCTAATGTGAAAGGCGATGACACTTGCGTGCCAGATTCAGAATAAAATAAAAAACCTTATATAAGAGAGAGAAAAATGACAAAGAAATATTGTTCTAATGCGAAATTGCAGGCGAAGATTCTTGAGGGAGTGATTACTCTCGCGGATAACGTTGCAACCACGCTAGGCCCAAAGGGAAGAAACGTTATCCTGCAAGAAGCGGGAAAACGCCCAATTATCACCAAAGATGGCGTAAGTGTTGCCAGATTTGTTGACTTTGAGGATCATTTTATGAATTTGGGTGCGCAAATTGTGAAGCAAGCATCCGAAAGAACAAACACAGATGCAGGAGACGGGACAACAACCGCGACGGTTCTGTGCCGTTCGATCCTCCAACACTCCCAGAGATATATCACCGCAGGAGTTTCCCCCGTGGAACTTAAGCGAGGCATTGACAAGACAGTGGGGGCTATAGCCTCCGCGCTGGATGAAATGTCGCGCCCAATCTCTTCTCTGGATGACATTGAAAGAATCGCGACGATATCTTCAAATGGAGACAAAGTGATTGGTAAGCTTGTTGCCACCGCAGTTGATCAAGCCGGAAAAGATGGCTCAATCACAATTGAAGAGTCGCGCTCGCTTGAAACCTCTTTAGACTTAGTTGAGGGCTTCAGGTTTGAGTCCGGCTATGCAGCGTCTGCATTCGTTACGGATGAGCGCTCTGCTGTTGTCAAGTATGACGAGCCCTTAATTCTGGTGACAGACGAGAAGATTGAATTGGTTGATCAGATTCTTCCTGTCTTAGAAGTCGTCGCCAGGGAGGGACGCCCTCTTGTCATCGTGGCAGAGGATATCGAAGGGCAGGCATTAGCCGCGCTAATTATGAACAGTGTCCGGGGAACGATGAAAGTTGCCGCCGTCAAAGCTCCTCGCTATGGAGAAGAGAGAAGAAGTATTCTGGAAGATCTCGCCCTTTCAACGGGTGCAACATTTATTAGTCGGTTAAGCGATGTCTCATTGCGAGACACTAAGCTTCAACATCTTGGGGCAGCCAAAAAGATTAATATCACAAAGGGGTTGACAACTGTTGTTGGGGGCAAGGGAAATTTTGATGATATCGATGATCGCATCCAAACATTGAAAACACAGCTATCAGAGACAGAGGCGATTTATGACTGTGAAAGGATCCAGGATCGAATCACAAAGCTTGTCTCTGGTGTTGCGATTATTCGAGTTGGCGGCGCCACAGAAATCGAAGTGGTGGAGAAAAGGCACCGCATCGAAGACGCCCTAGAGGCGGTCCGCTCCGCTCAACAAGAAGGTGTCCTCCCGGGCGGGGGCACTGCCCTCCTCCGGGCGTCTGCTAACGCTGTGGTTGCGACAGAAAATGATGAGCAGGCTTTAGGTGTCGAAATAATCAAGAACGCCATTGAGGAGCCGTTACGTCAAATGGCAGCCAATGCTGGAATGTCTTCCGACTTAGTTGTCAGCCGGGTTAACGACTCGGATATTAATGAAGGATGGGACTTTGCAACGGGACAATTCGTCGATCTCCTTGAAGCCGGTATTCTCGATCCCACAAAGGTTACTCGATGTGCGCTTCAGAACGCTTCATCGGCAGCGTCGACACTAATAACTGCTAATTATGCAATTGTGCAATGCTAATAGAGAGTGTACCACTATATATAAATGATGGATGAGACAACTGAAACACTGATCGAACTTAATAGTAAGTTAGAGCGCTTATTGAGCGGAATTGAAGTTCTGAGTCAAAACCAAGAGCGCATGGGGGCAGACATTGCCAAGATCAAGGAAGCAGTCTATAATCCAGATGAAGGACTATACGCTCGTCTCCGGGCCCTGGAGCAATGGAAAGATGATGCATCTCGGGTTCAGTGGATGATAATCTCTGGAATAACAATGTTAATAGGAAAATTGATTTGGGACGTGTTTTTTGCAACCATGGGAGTGGGAATTTGAGCAAGGGCGAACTAAGTGGGATATTATTCATCATACTCGACACACATCTCACAGAGAAATAGCGATCCCAAGATTTTAAATCGGATTCTTTCTCTCAAAGATAAGCACAACATCAGTCCCAATGTTTCTTCATTTTTATCGTCTTTAGTTGTCAGTTTCAAAAAATATGGAGGAATAACTGCTAAACAGCGTGAAGCTTTTCAAAAGATAGAACAAAGTTATCTCAATCAAGCGGCAGGCTCGTCCAATTGGCATGAAGAATATAACAGTATGAAGAGGGAAAGAGCAGAAATATGTGCTTTATATTATATTTCAAACCCTCCTTATTATGGGGATCTGGCATATCGTATATTAAACGATGACAGCTTCATTCCAACCGAGGAACAGTATATATCTATTACGGAAAACAAATACGCAACAAAAGTCCTTGAGTCGTTCTATTCGTCGCCGAAATTTAAAACACATGATTATGTTTCTTTAAGAAAAAACCACCCTTATGACTTTGAGAATGACGTTAATTTATATGTCATAATTCAGGTTGCTCCCGAGCCCATCACAACTGCTGCCAAAAACACTAAAAAATATAAGATCTTGCCAATTAATGATGAAAAAACAGAAATTGTTGAAGAAAGATGGCTCAAACTTTCAAAAATTAAATAAAAACACTTGACAGTATATCTGAAATGCGATATATTATATGCAATAAGGAACAACTAATGTCAAACGTCACGTTGAAACTAAATTCGTCTCTTGAAGACATCCCGACGGAAGTCTCATATCTCTTGAGGTTTGTGGAAGATTCGCTGAAAGATGCATCGCAGCTTGCGAAATCGATCGGCAGCCACGTAACCAATGAAGAGGCAGATAGAGAGTGGATGCTTAAGCTGATGCAGAATCTTAGGCATCGTTTGGTGAAAACCGATGTTAGGCTGGAAGACTGCATGGCAATTTGGGGAGGATATTTAGAAGTTGCGAACAACGCGCCTGTTGAAGAGGACGCCGGCGAAATTGAGGTCTAAGAAAATGCAGTAAGGTGATCTTGCTTTCTTGCCTTCACAGGTTAGATTAAAGCA